TCTCCATTACACTACTAGAGATACCTCTAGCTGCAATATACTCATAGTCTTTTATCTCTGGTATCTCTATTACATCAAAAGACATTTCTATATCACTCCTATTGCTTTTACGTTTCACCACTTTATCTATTGCGAAAGACCAATCATCGCAAGACTTACAATGTCCTATTCCTTCATCTGTATTGTAGCTGTAGGCATCAGAGCTGCCACAACCCTCTACATTAGGACAAGGTAATCTACCTATCTCTGGCATAATTTTTCCTCTTTTAGTCATATCACTCTTCTCAACTGCGAGAAGTAAAACTATAATACACTATAGTGTTACGAAAGACAATAATAACTTTTAGTATTTATAAATAAAGTAACACTAAAGATAGGGATTTCTATCGCAGCCTTATTTCTATCGGGGGCCAATTTCCACTGGCGGGGTAGCTAAACCAATTTCTATCGGGGGCCAATTTCTATCCCAGGCCCATTTCTATCCCAGGGCCTAAAACACCTGGATTAAAACTAAGGTTAGACCCTGGCCAGGTTCCAGGCTAAGATCTAAGCCAGGGTCCAGGGTTAAGGCAAAAGAAAAACCCTAGCTAATCTCTTAGCTAGGGCCTAGTCTAGTTTAGTGTATTAGTTTGTTTGTGTATCTCTAAGTTTACAATATTAGTCATATCTTCCAAAAGAGCTAAGGCTTGAATTAGCGTATCTAGCCCTTCTTCAACCCTACCTAAGTTAATAAACACAGCTGATAGCCTTATGTTCTGCTTAACAGCCTCGGTAACTTCTAGTATTCCTTCTAAGTGTTTCATGGTCATTCCTTTGTTAGAGTTAGAGGGGGCCGAAGCCCCCTGCTGTTAGGCTAGGCGACTGGTAACTGTTACGTTAGCACCGTACTCATAGAGTTCGTCTACGAGATCATAGGGGTTCCCATAGAAGTCCTTGAGCAATAGAGCCACCGCATTGGGATGGCTACAGACAAGCTCTAGGAAGTCGTCCGCTTCAGTATCCTCTGCCACCATCTTGGACGGTATCCAGCAGTCTCCGTCGTCCCAGTAGTCGAAGGAGCTTCTATAGCTTCCGTGTTGGGGATACCCCCAGTGACGGTCGTAGTAGTAATCTAACACGGTAGGATCGCGCTCGAATACTAGCTTTGACCAGTCGGCTGCTATAAGCGCATCTCTGAGGGCTGAAGCGAAGAACAGGTCTTGAGTTTCTGCCTTAGTATGCTGCGCGTTGTAACCCACAGAGAGGTTTGTGCACTCTGAGATTAGCTGCGAGTACTCGTTAGAGTCGGTGTAGGAACCTGTAGGGTCAGGTCGCATACCTAGTCCAAGGATACTGTCTAGGGATACTGCAAAGGCATCAGAGCATGTCCTGATCCCCGACTGATGGGTGATGATATCTTCCTTGCCCTTCCTGTCGAACGATATCACAGCCTTGAGGTTATCCATCCATGGCGGATTGTCCTTAACAAGTTTGCTAGAGCCAATGCACCCGCTTTCTTCTTCGGCATGGACTACATAAACACCCTCGATACCTGCGTCGATCATCTCTAAGATTAACCATATACCAGTGGCACAGTCTGCGCCCAGACAGTTAGAGTCGCTGTCATTAGCTAGGCTAACGATATCGTTCTTGATCTGGATCTTTTGCATACCGCCAGAGTTATGCACACTATCGTAGTGAGCTGCAAAGCAGAGCTTAGGGTTGTTACCTATGACAAGCTCATAGTTACCATGCTTGTCTGGAAACCCGAAGGTCGGGTGTAGAAAACGGCTACAGAAGTCCTTTATGGAATCCGTGCCATGCTTGCGCTTAAACTTAAGCATTGAGGTTAAACTATGCACTGTCTTTAGTCTCCTGTTCTCGGGGTTCTAATACCCAATGTTCGTCGGTGTAGTCATAGACATACTTAGTGGTAAAATCATTAAGGTTATACCAAGAGATACCATAGGCAGACGCCCTGCCTCCACAACTTAGATCATTGCTAAGATTGTTATGATAGATTTCTTCTACAAGATCGCACATGAAGTAGTCGTTGTCATATTCGTCTTGGCTGATAACTATGCCATCACCTGTGGTATAGACATGGTCTTCATCCCAGAGTTCACCTGACTCAGTTTCTACAGCGTGATGACTAGAGCAATGCTCGCACCAAACCATATGTTGATTACCCCAGCGATTAACTGTGTTAACATCTGTAGCCTCATCCCTAGGTAAATCTTCCTCGCAATAGTCGCAACAGAAGAATAGAGAGTGGTAACAGTTTTCACAATAGCTGTCACCATCGCGGGTATACTGGTAACTTTCATCCACTGTATCCCCGCACTCTAAACAAGAGCAACAACCACCGGTCATAAGTAAGCCGTTGTATTGGCTGGCGTCTATGTCTCCGTGCTTAGAAATCTCTAGCTTGGTAACAGAGCTGCCACCGGCATACTTTTCCTGTAGTATCCTAGGTTCGTAGTCAAGATAGGGAGCAATGTAGCCACTTTGGTATGGTATAGCTTTAAGCTGACACCCTACCCATGACTGGTTATCCCCAAGCTCTATTTCAGCGAAAGAAATAAACGCGCGAAGTTTCTTGTAGGCCATTTCTGAGACTGCATAGATAGGCCCAGCTTTAGGCTTTATCTCTACACCTGCCCTAGATTTGGCTACAACAACACGGCCACCGATACGGCCACCGGCATCTTCTAACCAGATAACCTCGAAGTCACCCGAAGCGTAAGCCTCTGCTGGGTGATTAGGCATGTGGTCGAACTTGTACCGCATACAGCTATTGACTGAATGTTTCTTATGCCAACCCGTATCCAAATTCTCAGGGGATACCTGAGTATGTGAATAGGCTTTGGCAAAGTCCTTAGCACTAAAGCCAGTGTGTACAGTGTACTCTCTGGGCATTAGCTTAGACTTTACTGCGTCCACTAAGCTATCAATCTCAAAGTCTAGTAGCTGTGGAAACATTTTTCTAATGGCACGACCTATACGGACACCTCTGCGTCCGCTGCGACCTTTATCCCTAGCTGCTAAGTCAGGGTAGATAAACATAGCAGCAGGTTCGTCCTTGTCTATGTTAGGCCAATAGATATCTAAGACCTTACTGACGTTAGCTGTCTGTTCATAATAATAGCTAGTATCAAGACTATCGCAGTCGTCTACTTCTTGCTTTATCTTATAAGCTAGGTATTCGTATAAGAAAGTCTTACACCTTTGTGAAAGTCCATTGGAGTCATAGAAAGTTTCTATCTCCAGACCTTCGAGAGCTTTACCGTAATCTCTCATAGTTACCTCCTAAGTAACAGTTACAGTTTGCAGCGTAAGCTGCGGCTAAGTTACAGGCTAGGGCACGAATCACTAGGCGCACCTATCCCGTACTAAGATAGTAACATTTAGGATAGTCTAAGTCAAACCCATAGTTTTTTCTATAGGGATACTCTAGTTTGTGATCACAAATGATTAGCTGCAATAAAAGCCTAGTGTTTTCTTATAGTTATGGCGTGGATGGTTGGCTTAGGTTTATATTAGGTTTCCCATCGGGGGTTCTTTTGTGATCACATAGGTGCTGCCCTGGCCTGGTCCGAGGCTAAAACTTTAGGTCATTTCCCATCCTGGGCCTTACCCTGGGGCTAACCCTGGAGCCAGGCCTGGAGCCAGGCTTAATTCCTATCCTGGGCCTTAGCTAAGGTCTAACCCTGGAGCCTGGGCTAGTTCCTACCCTGGGGCCTGGCCTGGAGCTAACCCTGGAGCCTGGCTTATTTCCTATCGAGGGTCTTAGCTTAGGGCTATGCTTAGGGCCTAGATATGGCCTATGCTATGGTCTAAGCTATGGCCTAGGCTATGATCTAGGCTAGTAAATTAATTTGATAATAATGCATTTTTATTCTTGACGCTATGCGCTACATACTGTACTTAGGTTATATACCAAGAACGGTATAGCTTAGATCTTAGAAAGGATCACACCATGTCAAATTACTTCAACCAACGCCGCGTCTCACGTGAAGAACTCCGCCATGCTGCTCACGGCCAGCTTGTGCAGGTATGCGCTAAGTATATCGCTGCAGAGAAAGACAAGGAAAAGCGCGAGATACTAACCGAAGCGCTGACCATGTATATGTCTATAAAAGTAGGCGATACTAAGCGCGAGGATATCGTTGCCGCATATGAGTCAGCCGTTGCTGAGGCCTGCAGCTCATGATTTTTGAGGTCTTAGGGGCGGTCTTAGGGGCCGCCTCGCTTGTCGCAATTATCCTAGTTTTGTTCTATATCGGAGCTGGCCTAGGCTATTAAACACGGGGCCCCTAGCTAGGAGACTGGCTAGGGCCAAATCCTGGAGTAACCACTATGATTTCCAATATAAAAAATAAGGTTAGACCTTGGCCTATAGACTACTGTGACATTTATGCAACACCTATGATTTATTCTAAGGCTAAAGCTTGATTTCTGCTCTTGACACACTATATACCCACTAACTTAAGTAACTCTTAAGTAATTCTTTAATTTATAATACATATAGTTATTATAAGACCATAGTAACACTTAAGTGTAACTTAAGAGGGGATCTCGACTTAGCCTATAGTCTTTATCACTTATAGTATGCAGCTAGATCTAGGTCTGCAGCTCTGTAGACTAGCTACAAAAAATAAATATAGCTCTACCCCTTGACATTTGTTAATTAGTACCTATATAGACCTCCATAGCCGACAGCTATCAATCGTATCTCCTCAATCATATATTTTCAGCGAAGACGGATTGTAGCCTAGGCTTAGCCTATAGATTACTATAGATCTGCAGCCTCTAAAGGCTTTCCATAGGAAGAACCATGAGTAACTCTCAACCTCAGCCACTGAAACATAGTGAGCCGATTGCTAAATACGTTAGGCAAGCGGTTAAAGATGGTGTCCAGATCAAAGACATCATGGCTACTATTAATAAGCGCTACCAGAATGCCCCTCGTAACCTAGCTACTTTCTATAAGTATTATGGGGGAGACGTTAGTGAGGCTAGAGCAGAGATCTCCTCACGTGTTGGTAACGTAGTCGTTGAGCAAGCCCTTAATGGTCACTTTCCCTCTCAGGAGTTATTCCTACGCTCTAAGGCTGGATGGAGTCCAAAGGAGACTGTACAAGCCGAAGAGATGTCTGTCGACCCCGACCAAGACGCTAGTGCTATAGACACTCTTATGACCCTACTCGGTAAAAACTCTGATGACTCCCCAGATAACAGCACAGACCCTTAGAGATCTACCAGATGCTGAGGTTGCAGCTGCACTAAAACAACTTGGACCTGAGAAAACAGAAGAACTGCAGCACTCTTGGGAGTTCTGGGCCAGACCAGAGCAGCTAGAACCTAAAGGCAACTGGAATATATGGGTAGCTCTAGCTGGCAGGGGCTGGGGTAAGACTAGAGCCGGTGCTGAGTGGGTAAGACACAGGATTAAGAAGGGCGATAAGATAGTCCACTGTGTAGCTCCTACTAAAGGTGATGTAAGACGAGTTATGGTCGAAGGTGACTCAGGTCTTATTAATGTATGTTGGAAGGGAGATAAATCCTATAGAGGTAGTCATCTAGGATTACCCATATGGTCTCCCACTAATAATACACTCACTTGGGAGAATGGAGCTAAAGCTGTATTTTTCTCTGCTGAAGACCCAGAAAGACTCAGGGGTCCACAAGCTTACTCTGCATGGACTGACGAACTCTGTGCATGGAGAAACGCACAAGAAACTTGGGATATGCTACAGTTTGGTCTACGACTTGGACGTAGACCACAAGTATTTGTCACTACGACACCAAAAACAACCAAACTCATTAGAACTATACTAGATGATGATAAAACGACAGTCTCTACCGGCAGTACTTACGATAACGCTGCTAATCTTGCTGATACTTTCCTCGACGCAGTCCGTAAGACCTATGAAGGCACCCGCCTTGGTCGCCAAGAACTTTACGCCGAAATCCTGGACGAAGCGTCAGGCGCTCTATGGAATAGAACTCTCTTAGCCTCTTGTGAGGTAGACAAAGATGATGTTCCCACTCTTAATCGTATAGTGGTATCCATAGACCCCGCAGTTACCTCAAATGCCGAAAGTGATATGACTGGTATTGTTGTAGCTGGTGTAGATGTCAACGGTAAAGCTTACGTCCTAGAAGATCACACAGGTAGATACACTCCTCAGCAATGGGCAGCTAAAGCTGTAGACCTCTATAGAGAGCATATGGCAGATCGCATTGTTGCAGAACGTAACCAAGGTGGCGATATGGTTCGCCACACCTTACACACAGAAGATGAAACAGTCCCAGTAAAGCTCGTCCATGCCTCCAGAGGGAAGATGGCACGGGCTGAACCAGTATCTGCTCTCTATGAGCAAGACAAAGTTAGACACGTAAAGGGATTAAACGACTTAGAAGATCAGATGGTACAGTGGGAACCTCTAGGGTCCATAGGCTCACCAGACCGTCTTGATGCTTTAGTTTGGGCTATAACGGACCTCTCATTGAATGGCTACGCAAAACCTACGCTGAAACTAGCGTATAGTAGCGCCAAAGGATTACGGTAATGGCTAAGAAGCTCTCAGAAACAGAGGCCAAACAAATATTAGGTGTAGCTGGTGACAACACCTCTAATGGTCAGATACGGGCTGATGAGTTTCTACCAGAACTTCGTGGCAAGAAAGCTATACGAAAATACCGTGAGATGAGAGATAACGATAGCACCATAGGTGCTGTTATGTATGCTACAGAACAAGTCCTTCGTGACGTAGACTTAAAGGTAATGCCAGCCAATGATACCCCACAAGCTAAAAGAGAAGCTGAGTTTGTTGAAAGTGTCCTTGATGACATGGACCACACTCTTGATGACCATGTTGCTGAAGCTCTTTCGAGCTTGTCTTACGGTTTTGCTTGGTTTGAGGTTATCTATAAAAGACGTACTGGCCCTACTACAAGAAGCGACAAAGGCCGCTCTAAGTATTCTGATGGCCGTATGGGTGTACGCAAGATTGCTATTCGTGCGCCTTGGACAATCTCTAGGTTTGATGTAGATAACCAAACTGGTGATGTTTTAGGTATATATCAGGATGGTTCGCGCTATAACAACACTAATTATATACCTACTCGTAAAAGTCTGTACTACCGCACGACATCGCTTAATGGTGACCCTGCTGGCCGCTCTATACTTCGCAATGCTTATACTTCTTATGAATATGTCAATAACCTACAGTCTATTGAGGCCATAGCAGTTGAGAGGGAACTTGCTGGTATCCCTGTTGCTCGTATCCCTGCTGAGTACTTGTCAGGGGATGCCACAGCGGCCCAATCTGGATTTGTCAATAACCTGCAAGGCATTCTCAGAGACGTCAAGTTCAATGAGCAAGGGTACATTATACTGCCTTCCGACACCTATCCCGATAAAGACGGAGCGCCTACCAACCATAAACTGGTAGATGTAGAGCTTATGTCTTCTAACGGTACTCGTAATATTGATATAGACCCCGTAGTAAGACGCTATCAACACGATATATCCCGTAGCGTCCTTTCAGAGTTTCTTATGCTTGGTGGCGGCAATACTGGCTCTTATGCCCTATCCAAGAGTAAGACAGACTTGTTCCTCCGTGCATTAGAGAGTTATATCCAAGCTATTGTTGATGTCCTTAACAAGCAGCTTGTAGAGCGCCTCTGGGAGTTGAACGGTCTGAAATATGACCTTATGCCACAGATTGTGGCGGGGGATGTTGCACCACACGACTTAAGAGAAATTGCAGGTTTCCTACGGAACCTAAATGGTGCAGATATTAACGTCAGTGATCACCCAGAGGTTATTCAAGACCTTATGGACATTGCTGAACTTAGATACGACCCAGATGTAGGGTCAACTCAAACACAAAAGGAAACTGACTAATGGCTTTTTTAGCTAACGATATCTTTGATAGTGGGTTGAACGTGCTCAACACTGCTACAACAACAATTCACATCACCTCACAAGAAGCTACAACACGCACAGAAGCTACTTCTACTTATGATTTAGGTAACGCAAGTGTTTCTATCCCTGTTGCGGCGGATCGTACTGCATCAGGTGGAGGACGTAAGGTGGCTGTACCTGCTGTAACCACCGGCTCTGTAACCGCTACAAACACAGCTACTCACTATGCCATTGTAGACGGTACTCGTCTCTTGGTAACTGGCTCTCTATCAGCTTCTCAGGCTGTGACAAGTGGTAACTCTTTCTCACTAGCTACTTTTGATATTGGTATCCCAGACCCATCATAATAGGCTTTTAAATGGCTAAGTTCGCAGATCGTGTAAAGGTAGCTACGTCTACCACTGGCACAGGTACAGTCACCCTAGGCTCCGCAGAGTCTGGGTTTCAAACAGTGCCTTCTTCTCTTAACAGTGAAACCATTCGATATGTTATTGAAGATGGTACAGCTTGGGAGATTGGCACAGGAACCTATACACACTCAGGTACTACTCTCACACGGTCCTTAACTAGCTCCAGTACGGGCAGCTTGCTTAATCTGTCTGGTAGTGCCAAGGTCTTTATCAGCCCAGCGGCTGAGGATCTGCAATACGTTGAGGTCTATAGTTCCACCAGCGACTTACCATCAGCCTCAAGCAATCATGGCCGTATAGCTCATGTGCATGGCGATGGAGCTATGTATTTTGCTCATGGTGGTAGTTGGATCAGGTTAGGCAACCACAGCGATATTACTAGCTACTCTAACGCCACAACATCAGCCGCTGGCCTTATGTCATCGTCCGATAAGACAAAGCTGGATGGAGTTGCTACCAGTGCCAATAACTATGTTCTGCCTACCGCCTCTAGCTCTGCGCTTGGCGGGATTAAGATCGGCACTGGTCTTAGCATAGATGGCTCTGGTGTTGTTACGACTAGTGGCGGCTCTAGCAGTGTTACCGGAGGTTCATTAGAGCCAATTACCACGACTAAAACTGTAGCTACAGCTAACCAAACTGTTTTTACCGGCACTTGGAAAGCTGAAAATATCTCAGTGTTTCTCAACGGTGTTAAGCTACCAGACAGCGAGGTAACAGCCACTGATACGCAGATTACTATTAGCGCAGCGGCTGTAGGCGATATTTTAGAAGTTGTTGAATATGGCGCACCGTTTGCTAGTCCGTATGCCAGTACGTTTCCTACGGTCACTACGGGGGCAACTTCAGTAACTGTAGACTACACAGCCGACAAAGTGGCGGTCTACAAGAACGGTGTTAAGCTTAGAGGCGGTGGCGTAGATTTCACAGCGACTAACGGTACTTCGATCACAGGCTTCTCAGCTTTTGTAGCTAACGATGTTGTTGAGGTGGTCGAACACGGTTCTCTAGCAAATGACAGTATTTTAGATTTCACCGATACACCCTCAAGCTTAGGCACAGCGGGTCAAATCTTACAAATGAATAGCGGAGCTACAGCGCTAGAGTTTGTTGCCGCGCCCTCAAGCGGAATTAGTACAGGAAAGGCGATTGCTATGGCTATCGTATTTGGAGGTTAAAATATGACAGCACCTAACATAGTAAATGTCGCTACCATTACGGGTAAAACGGCTGGTCAGTTAATTGGAACAAATGGCACTGCTATTGTGTCTAACTCTGCTTCTTCTGGCAAAGTTATAAAAATAAATGCGCTGTATGTGAGCAATGTTGATGGTACTAATAACGCACAAATAGATGCTTATTTATATAGTAATGAACAAACTAATAATTATGAAATGTCTAGCTCATTAGCGCTTCATTCTAGTTCAGGTACTTTGTCTAGCGCTAGTGTTTCTGATATAAAAGGCGATGGAACAAAAGTTTATGCAATGAACCCCAGTAAAGTAATAAGTGAATACAGTCTTACAACAGCAAACGATTTAAGCACTTTAAACACTACTGCAACTGCTACTCTTAACCTAAGCTCTACAATAGCTGGCGCTATGAACTCTTATAATTCTCTGAAGTTCTTTAATTCTGGCGCAGATCTTTATGTTACAGATTATCAGAACAGCAAAATTCATCATTGGGATTTAACAACGCCTTATGCTTTAAGCAGCGCAAGCTACAATGGCGTAAAGTCTGGCTTACCCACACACTCTTGTACTGGATTACATATAAAACCTGATGGCACTAAAGGTTATATTATGCCTGACGGGATTGATGTTACCTGCCAGTTAATTGAATTTTCTATGTCTACCGCTTGGGATATAACTACTGCATCTTTAACTGGCACAACTACATCTGCTCTTCAATCAAGAGCGCAAGCTATGGATATGTCGGCTGATGGTACTTTAGTTGTTATAAGTGATGCTTATGGTGGCAATGGCAGTAAATATTTTACAATGTCTACAGGGTTTGACTTATCTACTATAAGCTCTGGAACGTCTTTCAGTTACGCTTCGGGAATTGCTTCTAATTCAGGTGCTACAGATTTTGCGTTTAATGACAGCGGCACTTATCTTTACGCTTTAGATGGCACAACAATGAGAGCGTATGAGGTTAGCAGCCAAACCGCAGATCAATTTCACATTGCTAAAACTGTTGTGGTTCCAGCCGATGCAACTTTAGACGTAATCTCTAAACCAATTTATTTAGAAGAAGGGGTTTCTTTAAGGCTTAAAGCTAATGCCGCCTCTGATCTTGAAGCTGTATGTTCTTACGAGGAGATCAGCTAGTGCAGCGTTATAATTCATCAGTTATTGGCAAAAAATCTTCAGTGAGTAACTCATCTGCTTCTGGGATTTTTTCTGTTAATAATATTTCTGATGAAAATAGAAGTAGTAACTGGCCCGGTTTAGCTGTGGTAGCAGATCTTTTAATAATAGCCGGTGGTGGAGGCGGGGGTAGTGACGGTGGCGGTGGCGGCGGTGCTGGAGGATATAGGTCTTTCACAAGTATGCAACTTTTACTTAGCCAAGCGTACACAATAACTATTGGAGGCGGAGGTTCTTCAAATTCGACTGGATCAAATAGTTCGTTTGTCGGGGGATCAATAAGTTTAGCATCTTCTGGTGGGGGCGAAGGTGGGCAGGTTGTTGACTTTGGTACTGGTGGTGGATCAGGTGGTGGCGGCGGCGCATCTGCTGCTGGTACGCAGCCGGGTGGGTCAGGTAATGCTGGTGGGTATACACCATCTGAAGGCAATGATGGCGGTAATCAAGTAAATCCGGGAAGTCCATACCCTGCTGGTGGCGGTGGCGGTGCAGGGTCTGTAGGCCAAAATTCTGGCGTTGGTGGATCAACCGTTGGTGGAAACGGTGGAATAGGTGCTCAATCGTCAATTACAGGTTCGGCAATTTATTATGCTGCCGGTGGTGGCGGTGGTGTTTATTCAAGTGGCGGCACTGCTGGAAGCGGCGGGTTAGGTGGCGGCGGTAATGGAAATGCTAGTGGTAATACTGGTTCAAACGCTACAAGCTATACTGGCTCTGGCGGTGGCGGGGGTGCATCACCACAAGCAGGAGGTTCTGGCGGCTCTGGCGTTGTTATACTACGAACAACCGCAACAGCCACATCTACTACTGGATCACCTACAGTAACCCAAGATGGCTCTTACAATATTTATAAATTTACTGGATCAGGGAGCATTACTTTCTGATGGCGCACTTTGCACAAATAAACGATCATAGCATTGTTCAACGAGTAGTCGTAGTAGAAAACGATGTTTTGCTTGATGAGAACGGTGTTGAGCAAGAAGCTTTAGGCGTTATCTTTTGTGAGCAACTATTTGGCGGCTCTTGGAAGCAAACAAGCTACAATAGCAACTTTAGAAAGAACTTTGCTGGCGTTGGGTTTTCTTATGATACTGCTCGAAATGCTTTTTTATCGCCTCGCCCGTTTGTTTCTTGGACGCTGGATGAAGACACCTGTCAGTGGCAATCGCCAGTAGCATACCCCTCAGATGACAATGAGTATGAGTGGGATGAGGTTAATCAAGCTTGGAGTTTAATTGAATGAGCAATAACCGCAATCTTGGCAACATAGCTACAGCCATAACCAATGCCACCTCTGGGCAAGTTCTAACTTCTCAGGGAAGCGGAGTTGCAACTTTTGCTGATGCTGCTGGTGGCTCTGGTGTAACAACATACACAAACAAAACTGCAATAGACGCTGTATCTTCTCCCTCAGAGGGGGATCTTGCATTTGACGAGGATAAGAACGTCTTGTACATTCGTGCGGGATCTGTTTGGCAGCGCATACAGCACGGTGGAAATGTAGGCCCAAGAATTACAACAGCCCCCGCCGCAACACATAGTCTTTCTGCAGCTGGTTCAACATCGACTATAACGATAGTTGCGGCAGATGAATCGGGCTTTCCAGTAACTTATGATTGGGATGCTATTAGCGGAACCACAGTGTATAACTCAAGCTCTTACCCCAATCAAATTACAAATGTCAGTGAAAGCAACGGAGTTTTTACACTGACGCCTTCGACTAATACTGGACACTCAGGCTCATTTATTTTTCGCACAAAAGCGAGTGATGGTGCGCAAGTCTCTACTGCCACCACAACAGTAAGTTTAGCCTTTGCTGGCCATTTGCTTGGTTTTGCAAACAATGTTTCGGGAGTCACTTACTCCTCTCGTACATCTATCCAAGGAAGTCCAGCGGCTGCATTTGATAATTCTACAGATCAGGGCCATAACTGTTGGCACGGTGCAGCATTTAACACTAGCTTAAAAGACTGGCTAATGGTTGATTTTGGCTCTGGGAACGCAAAAGTTGTGACAAAATACGGAATTGCTGAAAGATATTCTGGCAGTTCAAGAGTTACATCTTGGAAATTGCAAGGCTCAAACGATGGTTCTACGTTTACTGATTTGCAATCTTTAATCGTTGAAGGTGTTGATGTTAGCCGCAAAATAATGGGCTACAACGGACATAGCCTTAATACACAGAGTAACTATTTAAGTTATTTCCACACGTTTAATTTAACCAGCACAACTGCTTATCGTTACATTCGTCTTTGGGTAGAAGCTGCTGGAGGTGGTTATCCAGTTATTGGTGAGATGTATATTGAAGGATATTAAGGATAAACAATGAGCAACGCATCAAATCTCAGCACTCT